ACCGTTTCCGATCAGCCATTTATCTACGCCAGACTCGGCAAATCGAATACGCTGTGCTTTGTTGACAACGCCATTTATGCTAAGTTGTACATTTGTTGCCGCAACCGCATTCCCGATAGTTGCATTCCCTGTAGCACTCAGCGTTCCAGTGACTGCAAGGCCAGTGAAGGAGAACAATGTGCGTAATGTAGGAGTGCCGCCTGCATAAGTTACATACCCAACCCCATCGTTTATTCCTGATAACGCAGTAGGTACGCGACCAAAGAATGAGTCATATGCAGTAGACCCATCAAAAAATATCCCGCCGTAATTTGCAGCAGTTGCCGCAGCATTTATTCGTATAGCGTAATTAGCAGCTAAGGTTGTAGACGACGACCCTGCTCCAGATAATAGAAGCGGAGTGGTGGCCGCACTTAAAGTGGTGATACCCGTAGCACTCAGCGTAGTAAACGAACCAGCAGCCGCAGTATTAGCACCGATAATTCCATCAAAGTTGGCTGCGTTAATTCTTCCGCTTACCCCTAAACCACCTGTGATTACAAGTGTTCCTGTCCCGGTAGTAGTCGAAGCAGTGCCTGCGGTAAAAGTTGTTGCTCCGTTACTTGTTAATGTGGTGAACGCCCCCGTAGAAGCTGTGGTAGCACCAATCGACATATTGTTAATTGTGCCAACACCAGTAGAAGTTAATGCTAGAGTTGGTGCGTTAGCCGCAGTTAAAGTTATAAGGTTGGTGTAAGCCGTACCATCCACATCATAGGCCGCAAGTGCCAATGTGTTTGTTGCAGTCTTTGCAGACCGAAGTACTGTGCCTGTAACGTAAGATGCACCTACGGTGATTGTGTCTGTGTCAGCATTACCAAGCACCCAGTTGCCATTGCCAGTGACTGTGCCTGAAGCAGTGATGGTTGCCGCTGTCAGAGTTCCAGTAAGAGTTGGACTGGCTGACAACACCATGTTGCCAGTGCCTGTCACAGCATTGCTTAGTGTAACACCACCATATGTCAAAGCTGCTGATAATGTGGTGGCCCCAGTAACACCTAGTGTGCCCCCAATAGAAGCATTACCAGCTAAATAGAAGTCTTTAAACTTTAATGAGCTTGTGCCTAAGTCAACAGTGTTGGTGGTCTTAACACCCAGCACAGTTGTAGATATTGTGACATCCTGCACTGGGCCAAGCTTTGTAATGGGAGCACCCTCAGAAGCAGTGCCATCATGTGTATGCCCTGTTGAGCTATTAAACGCAGCCTGCACCCCATTAAATTCACCATCTAAATCGGCGGCACTAATCACATTGCCATCTGCAATGTTGTTTACAGTGTCTATACGAACATAACCTGTCATAAGATTTCCTTATCTTCTATCATGTGAAGAATACTCCAGCGTGGCAGCATCCAACGAAAAAGGTGGGTCTTGGCTGTCTGATACAAATTGTAAAGACACTGAAAAACCAGACCCAATCACCTGTGTCTGGAAGAGCTTTTTAAGCTTTGCGCCATATACAGTTGTACCATATTTTGCAGTGCTTGTACCATAAAAGCCTACACTTCCTGTATTGTTAGACAGGGTGATGGTTTCTGGTTGAATGCTTCCAAAGTCATCAAAGTCTAGCTTCAAATTGACAGAGGTGGTTACACTGCCCTGAGGATTGGTATAGAGGAACATCTTATAGAATGTCTTCCTCACTCTAGGGTCAGTGATGTGTATGTAGGGAGTGGCAAAAGAAGCCACAATATTTGTACCAGCAAAGCTATTACCACTCTCCATCTGATAAACATATCCATCATCATGGGCAAACACAATTGTCTCTGTTTGATTTAAATAATAACTGTCAGCCACATAAGCTTTAATGCCACTGGTTTCGCCCCAAGCAATAGAAGATGTATTATCTCCAGCCATCTGTGTGCCTAATATGCCTTTAGCACTGTTGGCAGTGATGTTAGCACTATAGCCAAGAAGTCTATATTGCGACTTCTGTTTAATCACCACACTGGCAAAGCTGCTATTAGAAGAGATAAGCTCTGTGGTTTCTTTTTGAATTGTTTTAGAAACCAGCCCCAAGTTGAAGTCGCCCACCCTGTCTGTAGCACCCAGCAAGCGTAAGCCATCTGGGCCTAAAAACATCACATCACCACCCACCTCTTGTATGGTGTCACTAGCCACACATCCAACTTTTCTTGTAATGGGTTGTAATACAAAGTCAGAGATTGCACTACCTGTAATTTGATTGATGGTGCGCTCTGTGAAGATGATTAAGGCTTCTCTAAATACAATGAGTCCAGTGATGGTGCCACCGACAACAATGACACCTGCTCCTGTGGCAGGAGAGAAGTCAGTGTCTGTGTATGGAGCACTGAAAATAACTTGATCGTCTTTAGCAAAGAACAAATGATTTTTAAAAGAAACTACAAAAGTAGCACCAGCTAAATCAGTGGTGGCATCATTAATAAGAGAGAATGTAGTGTCATCCCAGATGAAGGGATAATTAACACCATCCACACCAACAATCTTGTCAGTGCTACTCATTCTATATTTCTCTGTTCTCAGTTTAACGCCACCAGTGTAGTTAGCTGTGAGCCATGTGATTGCTGCATTATCAGCAGGGCTAGAAGCCAATGTTGGATTGATGCTTAATGTGGCTCCACCACTTGTCACTGTGGCATTAGATAAAACAGTGTAGACTTTCTCAACACCAGAAATTGTAAATGTGTCTCCAACCTTTGGAGCATCTGTCAATCCATCTATAATTAAACTAGTTCCTGTCTGACTAGCACCATTAACCAACACTGTGCCATAAGAAGGAACATTAATCTTTACCCAGCCAGTTCCTGTTGATCTATATAAATCATTGCCTCTATAAGCAATCACTTGGTCTTCCCAAGCAGCAACACCTTTAACTGTGCCTGTGTGAGAGGTGAAGGTGACAGCAGCCAAATCAGCAGGACTACTAGCCATAGAAGTGGTGAGTGTTAGTGTTGCTCTCTTGTTTGTGCTGTCGTATGAAACACCAGCACCAGCAATTGTGTATGTGCCTGTAACACCTGCAATGGTGAGAGTGCCACCAACAACAGGAGTGGTAAATATGTTTCCTAAGACAAGAGTTGTTCCTGTTTGACCGCTGCCATGCACCTTAGGAAAGCCATAAGCAGGGACAAAGGCACTGTCATATTTAGTGAAGCCTTCAATTCTTTTATATCCACCCTCAACAGAAGGCTCAAAGTTCTTTAGTGTTCTAGCACTGCCGGGAGCATTGGTTCCTTGTTGAAGTGGGGAAAGAGAGGAGATGAGTCCCCCCTTAAATTCAAAAGGATATGTTTGCCAAGCGTCAGCCATTACTTAACCCTGTCCCCAAAAGCAGAAGCTTGTGTGGTATTAATCATTCCAGAACGAACATAAGAATATCTGTTCACCAACATGGAGCGCATTCTCTTAATGCCTTCCTCAAACTTGTTCTTAGACATAACAGCAGACTGCTCATTGCTTCTAAACAGATATGCATAGGCCATAGCACCATCAATAATCACATGCCTAAATCTCTCAGGAATGGAAGGCACATCTGAATATGAAGACAAGTCTACAGGCACTCTGTAATATTCATAGAAAATTGTGTATGCGCTATTAGGTGCAGGCACCACACCATATTCCAAACTGGGGGCATGAAATACATAGGAAGGCACTTCTCTCTTTGAAGAGTCTGTTGTATATTCGTGATCGATATATCTAGACAAGTAGTCTTCGTAGGAGAGAATGGTTAGCTTCACTGTGGCATTACCAAAGGTGGTATTTTCTTCAATGCGGAAAGTATCAAAGTCGATGGTGTTGGCATCACTGGGGAAGGCATAACGAATGGTGCCTGCTGTGAGGGTTTCCTCAGCCAGTACATGATTGAAAGGCCACTCATAATGGGTGTGGTTGATGTCTCTGATGGCTGCATTAACAGCATCTTTATTATGGGCATAGAAGCCAACGGCTGAGCTAAAGTTGGCAGAAGTAAGCTCAACTTCATTGAGCCTTCTATTAACTTCGTTTACCAAGTCTAAATAGTTGTATGCCATATTATTGTTCTTTCACTCGCAGCCTGATGACACGCTCTGCCACATTACCACTATTATCTGACATAGTGCAATAAAATTTATATTCAATGTTGGCAGTGCCTAGCCCTAAGTTGATAGTGGCAACACCGCCGCTAATTGTCTGAGAAACATTCTGTATGCCATTAACAGTGTTGCTAGCTGCAATGGTTGTCTTCACTCCAGAAGAGTTATCAACAGACCAAACAACAGATGAAATGGTTGCCCCATTAAGCCATCTAGACCAATCAACACTGTAGTCTAATATTTCATCTGGGTCTTTATTAGGCCATCTAAACGACATAAGTTTCCTTAAGCAACTAAAACACTTCTATCAGACGAAGAAGTTTTTCTATACATATAAGCTCTTCTTGGTAATAGTTCTACCACTGAGCTTCTTTCTGGTGATGTTGTTTGTCTTTCAACATACACCTTCCTATCCACAAAACTTACCGCTGCTGTTCTCTCAATAGCTGTAGATTTTCTCTCTACCAACACTGCACGGCTTCTATCATATAAAGCAGCTACAGCATTATAATCGAATATTGTAGTTGTAACAGATACTGCACCAATATTTCCTGTTGCAGCTACTCCTGTTAATGATACTGAGATTCCAACCCGAACAGCAACAGTGCCAATAGCTCCTGTACCAGAAACACCAGAAAGAGTATGATTGCTTTTTGCAACCACACCAACACTTCCAATATTTGCTGTGCTTCCTACACCAACTAAAGCAACATTAGCCTTAGCCACTACTACTAAACTACCAACACTTCCAGTGGCTGCAATACCTGTCACTGGTATTCTATTAATACTTCTTACTTCAACTGTGCCAATAGTACCTGTGGCTGACACACCAGTAATTGCTGCCACAGCCTTAGCCACAACAGAAACGCTACCAGAGGCTCCAGAAGCCGCTACACCTGTTGGCAATACCTTGGCCTTAGCCAATACAGTTATGCTGCCTACAGAGCCTGTAGAGGCCACTCCTGAGGGTGTGAACTTACAAGCTAAGCTGAATGTGAAGTTGGTGCCTACAGAGCCTGTAGCTGACACACCAACAAGGCTGGTGACAGCCACACCAACTACACCAACACTACCAACAGAAGCCGGGGTTACTAGGCTGACAACCACATGGTTGGCATCACCTGAAATGACTACACCACTATCGCTAGTGGCAGAAGCTTGCACACCATCTGGAACATAAGCTACATTGCTTATGCCATAGCGAGAGGTGCCATAGACACCTATGCTATAGATAGCTCCAGACCTTGTAGTCGTAGCCATCTACGACTCCTTAAGCAATACGAATGATGGCGTTGCTTGCGTCTGCTGCGGGGAATTGAACAACAAAGTCACCATTGGTAGATGTCTTGTCTCCACCAAAAGCAATGACAGCTACAGCATTGGTAGTGGCTGTCCCACCATCAGTGGTGGTGTTATAGATAAGAGCACCATTAGCGGTGATGGTGGCGCTAGAAAAAGTGACATCAGCAAAGTCTACAAAGGCTGTAGTGCCACTGGATGTTGGATCAATTTTTGTAAGCGTTGCTCCACCAGCGGTGTAACCAGTGCCTACCACTTCATTGGAAGTTGTATAGTTTGTGGTTGCAGCATCAAGGGAAGCAGATGAAGTGTAGAGAGCAATCTTAAAAGTGTGCCCACTAGTCAAATTGAAGTCATGCTTGCGCTCAAGCAATTCTTTTTTGAAACTTGTGCAAAGAGCAGAAGTGATAGCCATTGCAATATCTTTCTATGTATAAACAAAAAAGGGGCAACCTCTTGTGGAAGCTGCCCCTTGGTTTAGTTAGCTTTTAAGCCAACTGTTCACGGTCAACTGAGGCAGGGCCAACACGACCATTCAGATCAACAAGCACAGCCCACACACGAATTGTGCCAGCCGACACAGCAGTGGTGGAAGTGGCAATCAACACATCCAATGTGTCAGCAGTAGCGCCAATCACGATGGGCTGGAAAGCCGCAGCGTTTTGTGCATAGGTGCCAACAGCAGTGGCAGCAGCCAAAGTAGCGCCATCAATGAAGTTGTCAGCATCAACGCCTGTCACACCAACATCCAAAGTTACATCGCCAGTGATGGCAGCAGTGACTTCGTAGCCAGCATTGAGAATCAAAGTCTCAGCAGGAATGTCCAACACTTCCAACACATCGGTGGCTGCAAGAGCAGAGCCTTTGGTTGTGGTGGCTGTGGCAAAGTTGAGGGT